ATACTTGCAAACGAAGTATCAGCCGTGAACCCGACGTAGACGGTTACCCCAAGTCTACTCTCTGGACGCGGTTGATACAAGGCCTGTGGCTCATTTATTGTGCGCTTTGGCTCAAGCTGTGGGTGCTTAGGCTCATAGCACTCAGGACAGGTTTTAAAACCTGTCCATTCCTTAGTAAGGGTGTTAAGTTTGTACCGTTGGCCGCATCTATCGCACAGCGCAATTGCATATTTGCCTGATACGTAGGCCATAGCTTACCTCTGCGTGTAAGTAGGCACCACAAAGAAGCCCGAACGCTCACGGTCTTCCGCTGCTGCACGCATGAATTCTTCTTCATACATTTGTTTCAGCATCGCCATGCGCTCTGGAGCCTTTTTGACCGACAAATAATACGCCACCGCGGCCACTAAACAAGGCAAGAAGCGGAAAGAGATGTCCGCAGTATTGGTGTATCCACCCGCGTTGTCCATGCGACGAATTGCATAGTAGACAAACGTCCATGTCTGCGTTGCATCTGGTGCAGGGTACAAAAACACCTTGGTAGGCACTGTGCGCTGAATGTAGTACTGCGCAGGGCGTGATTGAGTCAGCTTATTGGGCACATGCAGCCACTCTGCGCGGCCAATACGGTCGATTGTGATGTCCTGCTGGGTAGGCTGTCCTGCATTGGTCCGAATAACGGCTGAGAGGCCGTCAATCGTGTCTGCTGGCAGGTCATACTCGTACACACCGGGCGTCAGCACCTGCTGGCGCTGCTCAATCGTCCAGAGATTAAGGCCGCGGTTGGCCCACTCTGCAAAGACCAAGTTGACGGAGCGAAGCGCCGTCTTCATGTCGTAACCGTCGCGCACTTCAATGCCGCAGCGTTCATACGCCTCAGTTATGAGGTCGTCAAACTCCAGATCAAAGTCGGATACGCCGGAAACTGCCATGATCTATCAATAAATCATTGCTGTGCGGGCACGGGCTGCACCAACACCACGGACAGCAACCTTGTCGCCTTGCACACTTTTTTTAGTGTTTTGGCTAAGTGTCTGGCCCTGTGATTGGCCAACACCAGCGACCATGCCGCCGCCTGCGAAACCACGCTTAGCCATGCCTTCGCCTTTTTTAGCGAGACCGCCGTCTTTGTAACAGTTTTTCATTTCGCCACCTTGTCTGAACTTTTTGCCTTTACTGGCCTTGCTGAAATCCATCGCCACAGATTGTGGGATGCCGACCTTCTTTGCAAATGCTGGATTATGCGCTGCCGCATCCATCAACTGCTTTTGTTTCTTACTGACTGCGGGCATTTTGTGCTCCCATCAAACGGTCTAACTTCTCGTCTAACCTGTCTAGTCTGTCCAAAACTCGGTTGATGTCTGCATGGACTTCGGCTTTGGTCACGTATTCCTTGGCAACTTCTTCGCGGGTGCGATTAAGCAAGATCTGTAGGCGGTTTATCTCTGCTGCCTTATCGCGCAGAACCCATCCTACAAACCCTATACCTGCCGTTAGGATTATGTTCCAAACAACGCTTTCCATTTAGCACTTCCACTTCCGTAAGCTTTTATTAATCCGGCTATCGGGATCTTTGGCTGTTTTCTCGCTTGTCAACTTCTTTTTCATGCCTTCCATACGGGCACAGAAGCTGTCTTTGCGAGAGCCTCCCTCTGGCTGCGGGGCTTTTAGTCCGGGTTTACCCGGATTAGCCTTGTTGTAGGACGCACGACCTTTGGCGTTTAGACCGCCGCTGGGACTTTTGCCCTCTTTACGCTGCCAAGCAGGAGACTTAGCCATGATCAATACAGCTTGCAGGGCTTGTTGCGGGCTTGGCCAACACCACGGGGTGTTGTAGAGCCAGAAGGAGCCACAGTTTTACGTGCGGTCTGCTTTGGGCCACCTTTAGCCATGTCCTGCTTCTGTGCACCGGGCTGAACTTCGCCTTGGTACTGGTCATCTGCCATTTTTGCTGCTCGTCCCATTTTGAACTCCTTATCCGTAGAAAATTGTTGTGTGAACATCGGCTGCAAGAAACACCCGAATACCGTTTCGAGCAACGATGCCGTCGCCGGGGATAACAACTGTGTAGGCGGTCGCATTGGAGGCATCTGCCTGCATCAATACACTGGTGTAGATTGTCACGTTACCACTTGCTGCGCCACTGTTTGCCACAGTGACCGTGAAGGTGTTAGTGTCTGTTACAGTGACTTGATAAGGGTTGTCTGTCAAATCCCAATCCAAGTACACCCACTGACCTGTGGTCAAGCCGTGATTTGCGGAAGTGATCGTAGCGGTGGTAGTTGCCCGTGTGTAAGTACCTGCGGCAGAAATATTGTCCACAAACGTGGTATACCCTGTGGCAGAACTGAACGGGAAAATTACTGCGCCTTTTAGACGCACACGACCGCCGATCATTAGACCAGAAGCGGAGGCGTGCGTCGATCGTACGTCATATTGAATCATAATTAATCTCCTTGTAAACGGGGGCCGAGGCCCCCTAGATCAATTAAGCAGTACGGGTAAACACGTAGGCTGTTGCGCTAGAGAACATGATGGTAAAACGAGCAAGGCCAGTTGCACCGGCTGCAATCGTCAAGTCACCAAAACTGCCTGCTGTATCAGCAGCAGCGCTTGACAAAATACCGTTTGTGGCCACAGCCATAGTCACTGTGTTTGCGCCAGCGGTGTTATCAACATACAACTCCAACACAGTACCGCGAACAGCGCCAATAGCTGCGCCAAGCAATGTACCTGTAGGCAGTGTGATGGTTGTAGCAGCAGCAGAAGTAGAAGTGATGTAGCCAGTAGCAACTTGTGCAGCAGTGGCTGTAGCAGTAGCGTTGATCGCTGCAGTGCTAGGGTGATTTTGATCAGTGAAAACCAGATTTGTGGTAGTCAAATTGGTTACGCTGGTGGTAGCACCAAATGTAGCATTGACTGTAACTGCACCAGTGGTAGCGCTCTTGGTAATGGACTGGAAGCCATTCTCGGAACGAACTGGTCCATTAAATGTGGTGGATGCCATGATTTTTCCTTACATACAAGTGGAGTGCATCAATCTGTATGTCGTCAGCCGGGACTGTTTGATGCACCGGATAACCCCGGAGTGCTATCAATATACAACAAAAGAAAAGGGGGCACAAGGCCCCCTTCACATATTTCCGAAGAAATATTAAGCGCCGGGCGAACCGTAAGCGCCACGTGGGTCGGACCAGCCGAAGCTGTAACGCTCACGGGCCTTGTAACGAACGTTACCGGTGTCAAAGTCGCCTTCAAAGGCAGTCTTGATGGGTGAACGCTGGAACATTTTCAAGCCGTTAGGTGCATCAGTGATGATGAACCAAGCGTTGACGTCTGTCAAATAGTGGTTGACAGCGTAACCCTCTGGGAGCATGCCCATGGACTTGATAGCGTTGATGTCGTTATCAGCAGTGCCAGTGCGCAAAGTGCTCTTCATCAGGCGCTCTGCAGTGAACTGCAGTTCCTTAGGAACAATCATCTTGCGACCAGTCAAAGCGACCTTCAAACCACGCTCGTCGATGAACGCGGCGATGTCGATCAAAGCCTGCTCCAACGATGTCTCGTTCAAATCTGCTGGCACTGCGGGAGTGTTAGCAAAGTTGGAAGACAAAGCAGTTGGGTGATCGGTTGCGAACAATGCAACGCCGTCGCCGCCGGCATAGTTGCCGCCAGTGAAACCGTTGTTCAACACAGAAGCAGCTTTAACTTGCTTTGTGAAGCTCATTGAACGAGCCATAGCTTTGGTGTAACGACCAGACAAGCGGTCATACAAGTTATCTTCCACAGCTTCCTCTGTCAACGCGAAGGCCATAGCGATGGTCTCGTGTGTGTAGCGGGCTGTGAAGGATTCCAGTGCTGTGTCGTACTGAACACCGGCACCCTCAGTCTTCACTGGGGCTTGACCGAAGCCAGTCAACATGACCTCTTCTTCAAACGCACGGTCAGAAGTCTCGATTGAGAAGATTTCTTCGTGCTCGTTTTCGTAACGCTTGTATTCCAAACCGAACAATGCGTTCAGGCCGGGCTCAAGTTCTTTTACTAGTTGGGAACGGGTAATTGCCATGATTAAGCTCCATCAGCAGCAACACCGACGCTACCGTACTGGTGTTGATTAAGTTTAACGACGACAACAGCGTAGTTACCAAACTCGTTGTCGGGCTGTTCGCTCAAACCAACAATCTTGAAGGTCAAGGCTGCAGTTTTTGCAATAGAGGCAGAGCTCAATGAACCAGAAGAAATACCAGTCGTTGTGTTGCCAGTTGTGGAAGCGGTAGGATCAGCATTCTTACCAATATTGGCTTGAGCAACTGCGCCGTCGGCTTGCACCAAGAACAGTTGTGAAGGATCATCCAACACTTCGCAAGCAATAATGCCTTGCGTAATGTTCACGCTACCGGGGTAGTAGTTTTTCCACGTAGGCTTGTTAGCACGTGTGGGATCGTAGTATTGGCAACCGTTGAACACGCCTGTTGGGGCAGTGTGTGTGGATGCGTCATACTTAATGATGTAACCGTCGTATACGACGACCAAGTCGCCTTGGTAAATTGCTCCGGCTTGGTTGTCAGCAATCTGATAGCCGTACTGTTTCTGAGCACCAGTAGCGGACAGGTTACCAACGGGACGCAAACCAAAAGGCTTATTAACGTTTGCCATTTGTAGCTCCTACAAAAATTTAAGAATCAACCTTGCGGCTGACGGAATGTTGTGCGCGAGCTCCTCTCGGGGCTCTGAATTCGCATTGTAGAGTGAGCGTTTTCTCGCATCATCTCGTTGTCAACTGCATACAACTGATCCTGAGCCTTACGGCGATAGTACTCGTTGCGCTCAGCAATGGTCTCATCGGGAACTCGTGCAAGCAAGAGTCCACCAACAGAAACTACACCAGCATGCTTACCATCATCGACAGTAGGCATCATACCTTGGTACTCTTCTGGCAGTTCTTCAAGACGAACCAGCTCATAGCCTTCGCGAAGACGGCCATAAACGTTTTGTTTGTCTTGGTGAC